AGCGAACGCATCGGCCACCAGGTCCTGCTCAAGACCAGCAAACCGCTGGCCGAGATCACCTGCACTCACCCCTATTGGCGCACTGCCCCTGGCCAGTACGCCTGGCTGAGCCGCAGCTCACCCTTCCAGCAGAACGCGCAGCACGAATCCACGCTGATCAGCCTGTTCAACATCCCGGCGGTCGATCCGTTCAAGGGCCGCACCGACCGGACGTGGGAGACCTACCGGGGCCCGATGATTCAACAAGCATGGATCCGCTGGCCTAAGGGCCTCGACGAGGCTGCGCAGGCCAACGGCTGGCACTTCCTGAGGGAAGGTTCCACCTACGTGGCCGTCCGCGCCTGGGGGGCGTCGGAGCTGATCTCTGGTGAGTTCCCCGACATGCACGTTCTCCACAGTTCTGGCGCTCAGAACGTCGTGGTGATGGACGTGGCCTCGACGGCTGAGTTTGCTACCTTCGCCGCGTTCCGCGCTGCTGTGCTGGCTGCTCCGCTGTCGGTCGATCTGGCGGGTCCGAGCGTCACCTATGGGAGCGTGCGCGGCGACATCATCACCGCATCCTGGGGAACGTTCAACCCGGCCAGCCAGATCATCGAATCGTTCCCGCGTCTGGAGGTGAACGGCCAGCCCCAGCCTGCCCGATCCACTGCCGTCATCCAATCGGGGCCCATCAGCCTGAGCAACCGGGTGCTCAAGGTGAAACTCCCCACCGACAGCCTGTCCGTGGACTGGAGGGGCAGCTTGCCGGTGAAGGGACAGTAATAAGACAAATCTTGGCCCTAGTCAGTCAATTTGCTCGGCGTCAATTTTATTACTGGTGCTCTTGTTGATGACTACGACAGCACCTTGCCCTGCGCTCATGCTGACAAGACAGTGACCACGCGGCAATGCAGCACGAAAGCAGTCCCCAAGCAATAATTACGCCAGCAGTCATCGCTCCACGGCAACGTACCAGCCAGTATTAGGACCATCCACTTCCCATCGCTTCAACCAATTCTTGCGCGAATAGGCAATTCCTTTCCCTCTGGAATTGTTCACATAGCCACCACGCACCATATCAGCTTCCCCGTTGGGATCGTTATGAATGAAGTGCGATGGTGTAAAGCCAGTGACTACTGACCAGTGGCCTCCTCCTAATGGGGCATTAACACTTCCTTTGTGCAGCCAGCCCACAAGAACAGGACAACCGGCCCTGATTTCTTTTTCCAAAAATGCAGCATTACCGTTAGTGCCGAAACGTGCTTTCAGCCCAAGGCTTTGCAGGGCTTTCATGTGAGCATTGCCACCAGTGGTGTCACCAAAACGAGCGCGAATCTTGTTGTATTCATCATCACTATTGATTTTCCCATAGAACTTTGCCACCATTGCAGCAGCACTGCTAAAGCATTCTCTCCATCCAGTGCCAGAAGCATTGTCGTTTTGATATTCATACGGCACGCTCAATTGCACGCTGCCCGCTGGAGACTTGGGAGCAACTGGCAACAGCGGTTCTTTCACTGGCACTGCAGCCCTAAACATCTCCAAGAACTCTGCCCGATTTTCTGGCGAGAATTGCTCCCACGCCCATTGCCAAGCCGCATCTTGATGAGGTAATGGAGATGATGGGTCGGTATGACGGGCTGCTTGGAGGAAGTTGCTCATTGCTTTGGAAGGTTGGGAAGAGAGTCATTTAATGCTTTGTCCAGTTGCTGATAGCCTGTGCGCCCCCAAAAAGCCGCCACTGGCTCAATGATGCCTTTCACTATTGCAAGCCAAATACCGCGAGCAGCGATGGTGCCAATGGCAGCATCAACAGCTACGCGCCAATCGTCTAGCGTCATCAGTCTTCGGGCAGGAATCGACCATGGCGATCACGCGGGCGACTCTTCTTCTTTGTCTTATGCTTTAGCTCGTAAGGAAAGACGGTAGATGCACTGCGCAACAAAACTTGCAGAACAGAGTTGTCCTTGTACTTGGACATGCCGATTAGCTCGCTCAGCGCAAAGAGCCCGAAGCCAATCAGTACCTCCATGTTTTCTTCTACCATGACACCTCCAAAGGCTAGAGACAGCCTAACAGGAACTATGGAGCAGAGCTTCTATTGGTTTCAAGAGTTCTCACGCGAGCCTCTAGTTCTTGCACGTTTTCCGTGAGAGCTTCTAGGTTTTTAGTGATGCCTTCAATTTGAGCGGTTATCCGGGCCTGTTGATTGCCAATAGCAATCATCATACCGCCAGAAGCCATGAGCATTCCTGCCGTTACCGTTGCGGCAATCTTGGAAAGAGCTTCTAGCACTAGCTCAATGCAATGTTTTCTGTATTCTAAGCATCAATATGCGGGCCACTAAAGCACTGAGCCAGCCTGCTATCGTCTAGGAAAGCGAATAGCGCGATGGTCGGAGAGCATGGGCCTGATGATCTTCTCCACTCTCTCATTGAACTACGGCCATCAGAAGCAAAACGCCGGTTTCGCAAGAGCATTTTTGAGGACTATCCACTAAGAGGGCCAATGGGCCAGCCAGCTTGTGCTTATTGCGGCAAGTGGCATGAAAAGCTGACGCTTGATCACATTGTTCCCAAAAGCAAAGGAGGGCCGCACTTTGCAAGGTATAACCTCGCCCCGTCGTGCCTGGCCTGCAATGCTTCTAAGTCCAATCTAGGCCTGTTTGAATGGTGGAGGCCGCAAAAGTTTTGGACTGAGCAGCGCGAGGAAGTGTTAATGGCCTGGATACATGCCCATAGCTTTGTCAGTGCCCACACCAACATTGGAAGCTGGGAGCAATGGATGGAAGAGTGCCAGCGAGTAGTGCCAGTGCATGAACGCAGAGAAGAAAAGGCGGCTCAGTGGCCGCCTATGCTTTTGTTGAAGGCTAGTTGACTGGCGGAAACATAGTTTCTGCTGGTGGGAACATGCTTTCTGACGGTCCTAGCCTTACGGAAGGCATAGGGCAAAAGCCGTCTTCGCACTCTGCATCTTCATCCTGGTGCAGTTCTGACCATGTACGCATGAAAGCAGTTGCATAGCCTGCAATGTCTTCCCAGTGCTGAGAATCGTGAGGATCATGCCCAGAAAGAATCCTTGCGATTTTGTGAACAATCATGTCAAGAGCCTCCCTCCCCGCTGGGTGTAGAGACAGTGATGCCCAATTAGGGCTTTCACGCATTGAGACTTTCATTTGCTGGGAAACAATCCCAACCGACTCAAGCCCTCCGTGCTGCTTATCTCTGTTTGGCAAGTTAAAAGCGTTCATGGTCAGAACTGGTAGTTGTTTTCTTCAAAGGCTTTGAACACTTCAGGGGCAATGGGACGAGCAAGCACTTGCAACGATCTTGCATAGGCAGCAATTTCACTCTGGGCGCCTTTTTCAGCACGCAGTGAAATGAAGTGAAGCAGCGTCTGCAGGGAGCACGTCCAGACAAAAGAGCTATACATACAAGGCGGCAGGATGGCCCTAGCTTGTTCCTTGCTCACGCCTGCCAGCAGCAGCCCCTCATACGCCTGTATGCAGCCCTGTAGAGCCTGTGCATAGAGCTGGTGGGCTAGTGCTTGGTCATTGCCATCCAAGAAGCCCTCAGAGGCTTGTCGGTTGCTTTTGCTTTGTTTGGCAAAGTGTGTTGGCGTGTAGAACTGAGCATCCTCTGCTGAGCAGTAGCGAAAACTCTTCTCGTTCCAGCCAAGCTGATCATCGACGTAAGTGGATGCAACGGTGTGCTTCCACCACTGCCGACAAATGAACAGCGGAGCTTTCACAAACCATTTGAACACCACACCACGAAACGGGCTTGTATGGTGCTCGCGGGCCAAGTAGTTGACGAGCTTCTCGTCGCGCTCTGTCCATTCCTCAGAGCGCTGCTCAAAGCTCTGCCTGGCATCATTTACCACTGACAGGCTATTGCCCATGGAATCGACAAGCACTACAAGGCTCTTGCCGTCGCCAAGGGGGTCAATAGAAGGAAAGTTCATTTGGCCCCCAAAAAGCGAATAGTGGCGCAAACAAAGCACCAGTCAAGGTAGGAAAGAACGAACGGTAAAGGGAAAAGGGTGGCGCAGGTCATTAGCAGCCATCCTCCGAGCAAGATGGTGACAATGCCTCCAAGGACTGTTCCTGCTGCTTCCGCAAGCTCGGCTGACCAGTCTGTTTTGTCTGGTGATGCCACGGGGAAAGAATCAAGGGCTTGCTTACTGTAGGGCTTTCCGTCAATGCTGGCAAGGCTTTTCGGCTGTCACGACCAACCATTTCGGCTTTTCTCATTGATGCCCTTGCTCATGCGGTTAGCCTTAACGCAGCGTGATCAACAACAATGAAGTTTGCAGTGCCGGTGCAGTTAGAGTGGGAAGGCCAGCCTTGTACTGCCGTGATGGGTCCGTTTCAGCATTCAATGGAGCGCGAGTTTGCGCTTGCCACAAGCCGCAAGGCGCTCAAGGAATGCAACGATCCGGCCAAGCTCAAGGAAGTGGCAAATAACCTGCTGGAAGGCTGGGCGATGATGAATACTGCTCTCCAAGGCACCATGCTGGAGAACTTACAGCTCCGGCAGGCAGTGGCAATGCGAGACAGTTCTTTGGAGGCCGCAGAAGCCCTGCTCAATGATGCTGTGAAAGCCTTGCAGAAATATGAGAAGCAATCAGCGCAATCCAGAAAGGGTCTTTGGCCATGGAGGCGCTAAGCAAAAAGATTGTCCAGCCGGAAGTGTAGGCAAGATTGTACTTTCTGCAATCTCTTTCATAACCACTGCCTGTAACATGGCGCCCTCGACTATAGACAGCCCCTTGGATTTCAATGCCAGTGCAACTATCTGGATGGGCAAAATCTAAGCGGTAGCGTTTGGAGCGTTTGCTTTTGGCATAGCGCTGCTCAAAGTCAGCTTCCCAAGCCGGAATGTCGGAATACTCGCGCTCCAACGGAATGCCAGTAGCCTTGTCCCATTGCTTGAGAAACTGATCTTCAAGGGCGCTCAAAATCAGACGGCGGCTAGATGCACCTTAGCGCCTTGGTTTTGATAGTGGCCTTCATACGGCTTTTCCACTTCCCCACAGCGAAAGAACATTACTTGCGCAATGCCCTCTTCTGCAAACAGGCGAATAGGGAATGAGCTTGTGTTGATGAAGTTCATTGTGAGGTGGCCGCTCCAGCCAGGCTCGATGGGCGTGATATTTGTGATTAGGCCGAGGCGAGCGTAAGTGCTTTTGCCTTCCACTTGGGCTCCAATGTCATTAGGCATAGAAAAGCGCTCCAAGCTGATGCCATTGCCAACGCTGCGCGGGGGTAGCTCGTAAAAGAAGCCCAGTTCGTTGTGCTGCACGATCAAGTCGTAAGTTTTCACTGCATTGGCTTTAGGGCACAATGCTTGACCTTCAAGCAGCAGTTGATCGTCTTCAAACACTGAAAACTGCTCAAGAGACAACCTAATGTCATAGCCACACTGGCTTAGGCCATAGCTCACTGCTTTGTGGCCATTGGCTATGCGCCGCTTTTCGCCTACGAAAGGCATGAGAATATCAAGCTCTGCGAGAGCGTTGATTTCTTTGTCGTTGAGAAACATGGCCGTTAAAGAGAGCGATTGTTCATTTTCTGGAAAGCCGCAGCCAATAGTTCGTTGACTGTCATGCTGTCGGCACTGGCAAACATTGCAGCGGCGTCGTCAGCACTTATGGAAGTGCATCGTGCCGCGAGAATCTCTAGCGAGATACCTGTGATCCCATCAAAACGATGCTCCAGTGAAAACTGGTTAATAATGGGACCAGTAATCAAATGCGCTACGCCATGACCAGGAAAGCCAATGCACATTTTTGTGCCATCGGCGTAGACCATGCTTTGGTGAGTGCGCACAAAAGTCATTTGCCTTGAAGCATGAGGATTGCAGGAACATCGTGCTGGAGCAGTTCGGCAAGGCCTGCTTTGGCCTTTTCCAGAAGCACGGTCAGTCGTTCAATCTCCAAAAGTCGCTCCTTTACAACTTCCTTTGCGTAGTCCTTTTGATCCGTAACAAGCTCAGATTTGGCTTGCGTGAGAAGCTCCAGCGCTGCTGGCGACAGGGAATCAGCAAGGTCGGTGGTGATGGTGTTGATGCTCATGGTTGTTTTTGAGAGAGGGAAAGGGCGCCGAAGCGCCCCGTGATCACTTGGTCATGTCAAGCGTGGGAACCGGCATTCCACCTTCTGTTGGAACGTAGATAGTCCGGTTGCCTTTCTCGCTACCTTCCTGTAGTCCTGTGATGTACAGATACTGCAAGTAGCGAGGGTTGTCCTTGAGACTGTCGCCAATGATGCGATTAGCCTCTGCAACCCCTTTGGCACGTTCAACTTCAGCTTCGGCAAGTTTGGACGCGGCATCCTTTTTTGCTTGGGCTTCAAGAACTGCCACTTGTCGCGTGTACTCAGCCTTTTGGAGTTCAGCCTTGCCATTAAGGCTTTCGCGCCAAACATTGTACTGAGGGCCACCAATCAAGAAAAAGGCGACCAATGCAACGCCCGTTACAGTCAGCACTGCTGCAACGGGAAACTCGCGGTGTTCAAACATGATCAGAAGAGATCGTCGCCGCCGCCGAGGGCTTCATTCACCCATACCGAGGCATAGCCCTTTGGGCCGTCTTTGTCGCCTTTCACTTTGACGCTGCCGGTGTAGCCAGGAGCTTTGTCAGAGGACCGTTTGGTGTTTTCCCAGACTGCGACATCAAGGGAATAGTTACCGCGATCATTGGGACCAGCAGCCTTGAGCTTGTTGAGCACGTCAGGCGTGAGGTCAATTGCGGCAGTGATAGGGGGCCTGTTGGCCATGGTGTTTCTCCGTAGGAGTGATGGTTTGCCCCTGTTCAGGGCTTGCCAATACTACCACCTCTCCCTCCCATTGCCTAGCCCTTGTCTGCCGTCATAGTGAAAGCCTTGCCTCCAGGGTAGTGCTCTGCAAAGTACCGTTGCACGGTGTCCTGCATGATCCGCTGCTGTGCTACCAGCTCAAAGCCATCAAGCCGAACGAGCTGCAAAGTGGGAATGCTGTTGTCATCCTCTGGGTCGTAACAAGCCAACACAGACCACGCTTCATCTACTGAACATTGCTCCATCTGTTCAATAGCCAAGGCATAGCCACCAAGTTGTCGCTTGTAATCGACCAACTGAGGCTGCGGCTTAACTTTGAAAGAGCTTTTCCAGTCGGGGAGAGAAAGTCTGCCTGCCTTTGTAAAAGCAAATTGATCGACAGTGCCAGCCAATCCAATCTGCAGCTCGGGATCGTACCAGGCAACAGCGCTTTCTGTTATCAATGGCTTTTCGACGCCATCACAGTATTCGACATACTCAAGAGAGTCTGGATCGCAAATGGATTCAAGATGATCTTTGTCTCCCAATAGGAACGGCTCCATTAAATAAAAGTATGGTTTCCACTCAGGAGCACGCTCTAAATGGTGTTCAATATCTTCGCCATTGAACCAGTCTTCCATCACTCCATGAAGCCAAGTGCCTCTATCGCTTGCGAGACGAGTGCGTCTACGGGCTTCAGACTCCCCAATTCTGCGTCGCCAATTGACCAATGCCATGATTTTTGACACTGGTGCCATGGCTGACAGTACCGTAGTAACCGAAGGCAGCAGGGTTCCATCTGGAACATTGGGAAACCCTACGCAGCAGTAATGCCTTTTGCCATTGATGCTGATACGTTGCGGCTCATGCCGCTCCAGGGAAGTCATGGAAAGAGCTTCAAGACCGAGATCGTAGCAGGCCATTCCAGTTGTCTCGCTTCAGGCGATCAAGACTGAAGCCATCACGACGCTTGCCAGTTTCCCTGTCCCAGCATGTGTTGCAATCAGGGCATTGCCAAGCCACTGTGCCATCTACGCGCTGGTCGTAAATAGCAAACACTCGGCTAAACCATTGCTTGTCTCCAAAGAGATGCTGTTGATCGGAGGGAATGGGCTCGCCTTGCCATGAGCTTTCACAAGCAGGGCAATTTTGCAAGAGGGAAAGGTCGATGGTCATGGGAATTGAGGAAACAGAGGGCAGTTTTGCACAAAAGAACCATTTTCTTCCATTGCTACTGCCCCATTGAAACAAAGCGCAAGGTTGGCTGCCGCTAGGTCTAGTGCTTTCCCGCTTTGAAAGCCTCCACGCCTTTGATGGCTTGCTCAATGGTGCCTTCAGTGACAATGGCGCGGAGCTTGTCAAGGTCGGTAGCCATCGCCTCTTTGGTAATGGTCAGACCAGCTTCCTTGGCCCATGCCGTGACGAGGCCCGTCACCACATTGGCGAACATGGCACTGTCCTTGATGTCATCGCCTTTGGCTAGGCCAATGGCTTCAAGAGCTGCTCTGCCTGCTTTCAGAGAGGCGTGCTCACTGGCGAAACCGAGAGGGTTGGCTTTGCAAAGTGCAAGAAGGCTTGCCTTGCCATCGAACTGGGCTGGCTCATTGGCGGGAGCAATGTCTTGCTTTCCAGCAGGTTCAGCAGTAGCTTTAGCTCCCTCTGCCTTCGTGCTTCGCCGCGCAGCAGGCTTCGTTTCTTCCTGAGGATTCTCGCCCCCGGTCTTAGCTTTTTCATCGCTCTTGGGAATGTCCTCTCCGGCATAGAGTTTGAGGCCAAG